TGCATTCTTGGAAGTTTCCCCTTCTCCCAAGAAACCTAAAGGGCTATCTCATCTACCGGTGTGGGTAACTTGATGTCTGCCCCACACGTAGCGCACCTACCATCGGTGAAGTAGGTTGCAATCTCCCGGTCATCTCCGAATGCTACCAGTGCAATGAACAAGTCGCCACCACAGAGGCACTCCAACACAGGCCCAAAGCCAGTGTAGTCATCCGTTGCTGAGATCGACAGCGTGTGTCTGATCGACCTTGGGCCGCTCTGAGAGCAGTAGTCTTGCTCCGACGTGGTGCTGGCAGGTGCATCCTGCACACTTCGCATGATAGGACTGAGCAAGAACCTTGCGGTTTTCATAGCCTGCAAGGTCACCATCATTGAGAGACTTGACTGCTTCACTGTTCACCTCACCGCCTGTTCGACATTCACCGCATATCACGATCTCGCCTCCGTTCCCTCTGATACTCTCTTTCAACCTTCGGTCCACCTAAGTAATCTATCATGGCTTCAATGGCTTTCACCTCACGGCGACGAACCTGTGCCTCGGTAAGTTCGAACTCATCACCCACAGTTTTGTAGGTGGCTTCCGCATCAGAGTGGATAGCGAACAGCAACTGCTTTTGTTCTTGCGTTAGTTGCTTGAATGCACGCTCCACATCCACGATACTGACCAGCCAGTTACCGCCCTCGTTCGGTGCGATAGTAGACTTGATCTCCTCATTGACCATCTGCCCTGTGTTGAAGGACTCACCTAGGAACACGGCAGGCAGCATGTCCTGTATCCGATTGACATCGTAGGTTGCGTAGTCTTGTGGCCTGGTCTTGTTGTTGGCCTGCTGTACGTAGCGCACGTGTGCCAGTGCAGCCTTGTATGCGTGCTGCTCTAGCGAGGAGATGCCAGACTTACCACGTTCCCGTAGTTCATCCACCTTCTCCTCGTTCTCTACCACCCACAGCCACGCTTCCTGTTGGCAGTCAGACAGTTCAAGGTAGCCACGCCCGACCTGGTATGCCCGGTAAGCCCCGTTAGCGATAGCCTTATGCTCGGCATCACTGAAGCCAGGTACGTCTGTTACCACTGGAACCGCTCCCCTTCCACGATGAATGACTTACCCGTGATGGGGATAGGTACGGGTGTGACCTTGTCACCTACGACATACAACAACCCAAATCCTTGGGTCCAATTTGCAAGACCCTTCATGTACTTGAAGCCGGGACTACGGAAATTCAAAATGCATCCCACTTCGAATCCCCAGTCGGTGCGTCGTACCCTGCCACCTACCATGTGCGTAGTGGGGATAAGTCCTAGTTTATGAGTATGACCGCAGGCGACAGAGGCAGAGATCCTAGCGGCTAGTCCTGCCGCTGTGAGTCCAGACTTAGCAGACTGTGTACCTTCGTCCCCATGCATGAGATACCAGTCCTTAGCCAGACGGTACGGCTCATGCGCATAGGTAATGCCCCGGTCGTTGAGACCTAAGAACTCCTCTATCTGTAACTCAGGTAATCCCATCAACCCAGGCAGCCGCGAGGAGATGGACTTGAATAGCCTGTCCTCATGGTTGGCTCGGCTGATGACATCTATCTTGAGCATGTCGATGACTTCGATAGCCTCGTTACGATGCTTGTGCAGGTCACGGGTGTGTTCCCCTGCGGAGCCTTTGGTCCACTGACTTATCTGTGGGAGGTCGATCAGGTCACCGACGCAGGCTACCTGGTCAGGCTGCCACTGTTCGATAAACCCTGCCAGTGCCCTGACTGCGGCCCTGTCGTGGTAAGGAATTTGCAGGTCAGGCACAAGCAGGATCTTCTTCATGGTTTGGACCACCTAACCGTAGCCATAATATGTATGGCGATGAATGCGATGTATGCCCAGGTGTCTGCCAGTTCATCCAGCAACTCATCTGCCAACTCATCAATAGACATGGACTCAAACTTCTGCGATCCGTTGTCTTCGTACTGGTCAGCACCGGTACCTTCAACACGAGATAGCACCCGGTCATAGAACAAGTCCATGAATTGGATTAGGTCGCTAGTTTCTACGCCCTTACCCAAGAACTCTACCGCCTCGGTGCGGTTCAGGTCGTCGTAGTTCTCTCGGCTCATACTCCTGCTCGCTTCCGTATCCCGTCGGCACCCTCAACCAGGAATGTACTGTTGACATCCTGATCCTCGGGCATGTGTACTACCACCGCACTGTTGATGTCGTTGGCTACCTTCTTACCAAAGTCACGACCGGCTGCGTCACCATCACACAAGACCACGATGTAGTTGTAGTCTTCGAATGCACGCCAGTAATACTTATGCCAGTTGGATACACCGGGTATGCCTACGGCTGGTATGCCGCACAGTTCGGTAGCGATGATGGCATCGAACTCACCCTCGCAGATAGCGATGATGTCACCAGGTTCTTGGAAGACAGTCACGCCATACATGGATGAGTTAGCACCAGGACGAGACAGGTACTTGGGATCTTGCCCCTCGTGGATAGCACGGAATCGGATGTCCACTACACCGGACGGCGTAAGATACGGAATTACTAATCGTCCAGTGTACTGCTCATGCCCTACCAGCGGATCGCCCACGTACCCAAGGCGGCGTGTAGATGCTACGGCTGGCGTTAGACCTCGCCCTTCCAGGTACTGACCCGCGTGATCTAGTTGAGTCTGGTAGTGCTCCGTCGCTGCTTCCAGTGACCGCCTTACATCTGTTGACAGCATCTAGGAAACCGATCCCTTCCTCGTAGAATTGGACGACGCTGATTGCGTCGCCCCCGAAATCGCAGGCGAAACACTTAACATAGCCTTCATCAAAGTTGATAGAGGCTGACGGGTTTCGATCATCGTGAAGACCTGACTGGCAGTGGGTCTTGACCCATCCGCTACGCTCATATGGGATGTCCCAGCCATAGTGTTCAAGCACTTCACCGATAGAAAACTTTGGTATGTCATTCATCCATGTCCCCACTCAGGAACTCAATGAGTTCGACCAGCAGATGCAGTTCCATGATAGCGTAAGATTGACCGATTGAATGGTTGCGTCGCTTAGCAACCACCAGTGGGAACACCGTATCCGGTGGTAACTTACGCTTGGTTACGTAGTTCACCATCTCTACCGCAGCCTGCTTGACCCAATCTGCTAGGGCTAGGCTCTTGTGGTTCTTGGCCTCGGTGACCAGCACCCCACGTGGGAAGGTAATGGCTACGTCACCCTCGTCCTTGGAGCCTGCCTTCGGTAGACGTTCGGCCCGTAGCAGTGGTGCGTTGTCACGTATCCAATCGACAATGTCGTTTTCGAAACGACTTCCTTTCGCTTTGTTAGCAGCCGACATGCCGCACTCCCATGTAGAAGTCTAACGCTGTATGTAGGTGGTCGAAAGAAGTGTATCGGGTGTTAGCGTAGCCTCGGTCCTCTCCTAATTCCCACGCTGTATCAACATCCATACATCCGACGATCTCTACTTGCGTGATGTTAGGGTAGTTCTTTGGCTCTCTTGCCACCCACACCGTCAGCCCTCTGCCCAGTTCCTTTCTCTTGACAGAGAAGGAGTAGTCCTGCCTGGTCATCTTGACCTCTATGTCGTATCCAACATCGGGGTGCGTGTCCCGGTAGATCTCGTGCTTGCCTGCTTCCCACACTGAACCAGACCAATACTGATTGACAAACTTGGCTACGGCTAACTCACACGTGGCAGTCTTGATGTTGCCCTCAGGTTCGGGGAGCATCCTGTGCTGGTTCCCTTGATAGGACACAGCATCAGCCTTGCCCTCGTTAGCGGAGACACGACCCGCACCAACACGGGCGGCGTGTTCCACCTCCCATGGCTCCAGGTCTAGGATCCAGGTACTCATGCGACGTATGTCTCCGTATCCTTGACACTCATCACATCAGGGTTGTATTCCATCCATATGGCGTCCTTACCCCACCGGTCCATCGGACCGTTACGGTTCTTGACGGCACATGCGGTGAGTACACCCGGTGTAGGTGAGCCAAGTGTGACCACGACGGAGGGAACCTGCGAGATCTTGCCATGCAGTGCAGACAAGGGCGGGTTCGGATCAGCGGGTACCGACTCAGATGTGTGGTGTAGTACCACCACGGCGGCGTTCAGTTCACGTGCAGTAAACTTCAGTTGCCTCATCAGTTCCCGTAATGATGAGAACTCATCTCCGCTGTCGAAGCCTATGTCCGTAGCATTGTCAATGACAATCAGTGCCGGTGGTTGACCATGCACCTGCTCAAAGATAGAGACCTCATCGTCAATGGTCTTGAGTGTGGGCTGCGAGTCGAAGTTCCATGAGATGTGAGACGCAGCAGCGAGGGCATCTTTGACCCACACGTTATCGAAATACTCCTCACCATCACGGTCGATGGCCTTCTTGATACTACCCAGCGGAATCCCTGACATCATGCTGATGACACGGGCCGACTGAGTAGCGAGTGAGGAGTCAGCCGAAAAGTACAGGGTCGGGAGTCCACTGTGTACGCCAACAGTCAACGCAACAGTGGACTTCCCGATCCCCGGTGGACCTGCGATCATGCCCAAGTCTGCCCTCCAAAACCCAATAGACTTCTCAGTCCACGAGGAGAAGGGGAGAGGCACCGGCTCACCGGCACCCTCCGTCTTCTTGACAGCCCTGGCTAGGTTACGCATGGGTTAGCCTGCCACCCACGAGTTCCATGCGGAGTCGTCCTTGCGGTCAACCCACATAGGATCGCACTGATCCGGCGTGCCCTTGGGTGTGGGACAGAAGTACGCACGCCATGGACCCTTAGCACCATTGCCCTCACGACCGACACGTTGACCATGTTGGCACGAGGGACGAGAGATTGTCTGACTTGTCGTGGTAGGTGTTCCCCAGGTCTGTTGTTCCTTGACCGTCTCGGTGGTTGCACTTACCGGTGGTGTAGCCGTGGCTACTGGGATACTTGCTCCCACGTTACGAGCCGCTTCGACCTTCTGGTTGATGCCAACCAGCATACCGATGACCCGTTCTTCGAATGACGTAAGACGAGACTCAAACTCATCCACATCGTTGGCGCGGATGTTGAACATATCCGCACCGATCTTGCCGGAGTACTGGTACACCCAGTTCTCGCTCATGTTACCTCCCGGTGTTGGGTTATCTGATGGTAGCACAGTTTAGAACGGCGGCACTTCATCTTGCAACAGCAGCGTGTCGATGATGTCGGCTGCTGAGTGAAAGGCGGTACCGGCGAACATCGCAAACGACTTCTGTTCGGGCACCTGTTCGATGCGCGTGAGCCTGAACTTCTCGCTGCATTCAGCAGCGGTGGACAGGCCAGAGAATGAGTAAACGTTGTATGACATGCGAGCATGGTACTCCCAACTTGCACGTCTGCAAGTGCGGGTGCATAATCCTCTGGCGGGAAACCGTGGGGCGGGAACTCCATTTGACGGATGACGGAAACATCTCCAGATCCTGGCGTTCTCCCTACCTACTACGATCTTGAAATCGTGGGGGGTAGGGGGGCGTTTCTCATTTTCAGGAATCTGGAAAGGGGTTAGCAAACCTAGAAAAAAAGAGCAAATAACAGCAATGTTGTACTTGCGAGGTTTGTTTTCTGTGCTAGGTTGTGTCTATGACTATTGCTGATGAAGGTGTCAAGGTTTATTCCTCCTCTCTGCTTCAGGCTGTGGAGGAGGTGGGTAAGGACACACTTAAAGCCACCGGTCGTAAGACGAAGAAGTATCCGAATGGTAATGACTTAGACTTCTACTTGGCTGAAGGTCCCGAGTGGGTACGTGCCTACCACAAGTGGCGGCTGAACAACTATACCGAGTGGGGTATCTGGCACACACCGGAGGGTAAGCCTGCCATTGAGATAGGTTTCCAGGTGGACGTAGATGGTACCGACGCCAAGTTGCGTGGGTTCATCGACCGGGTGTTTGAGAACCGCAACGATGGTTCACTCATGGTGGTGGACCTGAAGACTGGTTCTTCTAAGCCCGTCTCATCTATGCAGTTGGCTGTGTATGCCAAGGGTATAAAGCAGACATTCGGGGTAGAGG